TGCATGCCTAATCCACCTAAGCCACTTGAGCAGAAGCGTTTGACAGGTAACCCTGGGAAGCGGGCTTTGCCTAAAGAGCAGAACATTGTGCTGATTCCGCAGGTTGAGAACCCACAACCGTTGCGCCCGTTGGGTGAGATAGGCTCTGCGTTTTGGGATGAGGCTTGGGGTAAGGGTCAGTTGTGGTTGGGTCGCACTGATAAGTGGTTGGTGCAGTTGACGGCTGAAATGTTGGATGAGCGTGAGGTGTTACGTGAGTCTGTGTTTATGAATGATGGTGAGGATTCTTGGCGTGACCGTAGGCAGTTGCGTGATTTAGAGCGTTCTATTATCTCTAATTTGTCGCTTCTTGCTTGGACTCCTGTTGACCGTAGCCGTTATGGGTTGGCTGAGGTTAAGGCTAAGTCAAAGTTGGCTGAGTTTATGGAGAAGCATGGTAGTGCCTAATGCTTGGCCTCCTGCATGGTTGACTCCTGTTCCTGATGCAGCATTAAAGTCGGGCAAGGGCGAGTCGGTTATAGATTTTGCTGAGATTTTTGGCATTATCACTAAAGATTCGATTGCGGGCAGTGCAGGCTCACCACTTATTTTGCGTGAGTGGCAAAAAGAACTGTTGCGTCATGTTTTTGCTAAGGATGATGATGGTGGGTTGCGTCATCGCATCAACCTAATCGGGATGCCTCGTAAGCAGGGAAAGTCAGCCCTTGCGTCTACGCTCGGCGTTTACAGCCTTTTTGCTGCGGGCATTAAGGGTGCAGAGGTTTATTCGTGTGCTGCTGACCGTGACCAGGCTCGTATCGTGTTTGCTGACGCTAAACGCATGGTTGAGGCTTCACCCGACTTGATGGGAATGGCGAAACTGTATAGGGATGCTATCGAGATTCCTGAAACAAACTCTGTCTATCGTGTGCTGTCTAGCGAGGCTTTCACAAAAGAGGGTCTATCACCGACAGCCGTGATTTTTGATGAGTTGCATGCACAGCCCAATCGTGAACTTTTTGACGTTATGTCACTTGCTCAAGGTGCTAGAGGCTCAATGGCTACCCTCATCGCTATCACCACTGCTGGCGTAAAGACAGACAATACGGGACAAGACTCTATCTGCTATTCCCTGTATCAGTATGGTAAGCGTGTAGCCCGCGGTGAGGTTGATGACCCAACCTTTTTTATGTCATGGTGGGAAGCACCACAAGAAGCAGACCACAGAATCCAAGAAACGTGGGAAATCGCTAACCCTGGACTTGGTGACATTTGTGCGCTGTCAGACTTTGAATCATCTGTGCGCCGAACCCCAGAATCAGAGTTTCGCACTAAACGTTGCAATCAATGGGTTTCCTCACAACAAACATGGTTACCTACAGGTGTTTGGGATGTTTTAGAAAAAGTTGAAGAACTAGACCCTGACGCTGAGTATGTTCTAGGTTTTGACGGCTCATTCAACGGTGACACCACTGTAATCATTGGTTGCAGGATGCCTCGTGATGAAGAAGAAAAACCTCACCTCTTTCTTGTCAAGGCTTGGGAAAAACCGATTGACTCTGACGATTCGTGGCGTGTAGACATTCAAGACGCTGAACAAGCCATTCTTGATTTTTGTCAACATTACAAAGTTCGTGAAGTTGCTTGCGACCCGTTTCGTTGGCAACGGTCTATGGAAGTATTGCAAGATGCTGGTGTGCCTATTGTGGAGTGGCCGTCAACATCTGCTAAACGTATGGTTGTTGCTTGTGCCAAGTTTTATGATGCTGTCATGGAACAGCGTGTAACGCATGATGGTGACCCGTTACTTGCTCGTCACTTAGATAACGCTGTTATTAAGATAGACAATCTAGGTCCGCGCATTGTGAAAGAAAACCGTTCTAGTTTACGCCGTATTGACGCAGCCGTTGCAGCAGTTATAGCGTATGACCGTTCAGGGTCTAGAATAGAAGAAGCAATAATACCAGGATTCTATATTTAGGTGGTCAGTTGTTAGCAACAATTATTCAAGCAATAGGTATTGCTGTAGTTGCATTGGGTGTAGGTCTAACGTATCCCCCTGCTGGCGTTGTAGTCGCTGGTATTGGCATGATTTTGTTTGGTTTGGCTTTTGAGCGGAGTAAGTAATGCTTGGTAATCTTTTTGGTGAAGAAAGGGCATTATCGTATCAGCAAGTTTTTGCTAACGGCGAGGACTTTACTACGCAAACTGAGGCTGGCGTAACAATCAATGCTGATAGTGCGTTCAAAATTGTTGCTTTCTTTTCAGCCGTGTCACTCTACTCAGACACAATTTCAACGCTTCCTGTTGACTCTTTCATTCGTGTAGATGGTGACCGTAAACCTTATCGCCCACGCCCGACATGGATTGACCAACCAGACGTTGACCTAAGCCGACAAGCACATTATGGTCAAGTTGTTACTTCGCTACTTGTAAACGGCAACTCATACACTCGTGTATTCCGTGACCGTAACGGTGATGTTGTAAACCTTGTAGTCCTTGACCCTCTAAAAGTAAAAGTTGAACGGTCAGCACTTGGTCGTAAAGTTTTCATCGTTGATGGCGAACCAAAGCCACTAACAAGTAAAGAAGTCATCCATATCATTGACTTGGCAGTGCCAGGGTCACTTTATGGCATTAGCCGTATTGACAAACTCAAGGATGCTCTAGGTGTTGCTACTGCTCTACAAAACTTTGCTGCCCGCTTCTTCATGCAAGGTTCAACCACTCAAGGAATTATAGAGTTTCCAGGCAACCTCATCCCTGAACAGTTGAAAGCAATTCAAGAGGGATTTGATTCACGTCATCGTGGATGGCGCAAATCTCACAAGACAGGTGTTTTATTTGGTGGCGCAACCTATAAGGACACTAGCGTTCCAAATGACCAAGCACAGTTCCTTGAATCACGCCGATTTGCTGTAGAAGAAATTGCTCGCGCGTTCAACATTCCATTACACATGCTTGGCATCCCTGGCACAAACACTTACGCATCTGTAGAACAAAACAATCTACAGTGGATAAGCCACTCGTTGCGACCTATCTTGGAAAAGATTGAATGGTCATACTCGCAACTACTTGCAGGTAACGCTTTCATTAAGTTCAACTTCAACGCTCTACTGCGTGGTGACCTACAATCCCGTGCAACCGCATACAGTATTTTGCTACAGCAAGGTGCAAGCACTATTAACGAAGTTCGTAGACTTGAGGACCTTTCACCTGTTGATGGTGGTGATGTGCCTCGTGTTCCACTAGCAAACGTGAGCCTATCGGCTGCTAACTTGCAAGAAACACAGTTGCGTGTAGACATGGCAGACAAACTTGTTAAAGATGGTTTTGACCCTGCTGGTGTTCTGGCTGCACTCTCACTACCACCTATTGAGAACAATGGACAAGCAGGCGCATAATGGCAATCACTTCAGGAAATGTAACAGTATCTACTACTGCTGTAGCGATTGATACTTCTAGTCCTAATCCATTTCAACTTGTTTTACATAATGAATCTGGAACTAACACTATTACTTTAGGCAATAGTGCGGTTACTGCTGGAAATGGTTTTGGATTACACGCAAATACAACAATTACTTTAAATCTGGCTGCTGGTGACCAACTTTATGCCATAGCCTCATCAGGTTCGCATGATGTTAGTTGGATGAAAATTTCGTAATGCCATACTTCATTAGTAACAAAGCCAAAGGCTGTAGTGGATGGGCTACCGTCAAAGAGGGTGGCGAAGTTCTTGGATGCCACACCTCTAAAAAGGCTGCTATCGGCCACATGGTTGCTATCTCACTTGCAGAGAATATGAAACCTGGTGGGCAAATAGGTAAGCGTAATGCTTCAGGTCAGAAAATCATTATTAGTGACATTGATGGCACTCTTATTGCTGGTGGTCGTTTAATTCAAAAAACTTACGACTACATTAAAACTCTTGAGGGCAACCTATTCATCGTGACTGGTAGACCAGCATCACAACGCTCTGAAACTGCTAATCAACTACACAGTCTTGGTGTGCGTTATTCACGACTTATTATGAATAATAGTTCAACTGCTATTAGCCCAGAGTATAAGAAAGCAACAGCGGAACGATTACTGAAAACTTACAATGTGGTTGCTGCTATTGAAAATAATCCAACTGCTTTAGGTTACTATCGTGACCTCGGTATTGATGGAGTGAATCCATCAACTATCAAGGCTGACACTAAACGTGAACTGCGTGTAGACACTATTGCACCACCTAGTTACATGCGGGCTGCTGCTAGACGTGGACTTAAGTATTACGAAGATGGTAAGGGTGGCGCAGGTCTAGTTCCTGCAACTATTCGTGAAGCCCGTGAAATGGCTGCTGGCCGTGTATCGGCAGATAAATGGGTTCGCCTTTCTGCATGGATTGCCCGTCACCTACCAGACCTTGATGCTTCTAAAAATAAAAACGCTACTGACCCTAACTATCCTGGCGCTGGTCTAGTCGCACATCTACTATGGGGTTCAGGGCCAACTAAAACTCAGGCATTGAGAGCAAAACAATTTGCTGATTCAGTTGTTGATAGACTGAAAGCATCAGGTGAAAGAGAAGTAATGATTGAAGAACAACGCGCAAGCCTAGACAGCATCGCTATTGGTGATTGGGTATCTTGGACTCCACTGCTTGAGGATGAACCAGAGTATGGTCAAGTTGTCGAAGTGTTAGGTGTGCAAGCCTTAGTCAAATGTTTCGATGAAGAAGCAAATACATGGTTTGAATCTGACGAAACCTCACTTGTATTGATTGCTGACCTTGACAAAATTCAACCACTCACGAACACGAACATGATTGAAGATGAAATGTCTATGAGCAATCGTTCTAAATGGATTCGTGCAGCATGGGCTATTAAGGCTCGTGTAGAGGGTCTACCTAGCGACATTCGTTCGGTTAACGGTCACGAGATTCGCACTAACCTATCAGACTTTGAGATTCGTGACAGCACCGATGGCATGACCATTAGTGGATATGCTGCCGTTTTCAACAGCGATAGTGAACCGCTACCTTTTATTGAACGTATCGCACCTGGCGCTTTTACTCGTTCACTTAAGGCTCGTAATGAAATCAAGTTGCTTTGGAATCACGACAGCGGTGAACCTATGGCCTCTGTTCGTGGTGGAAGCCTAAAACTTTGGGAAGATGCTAAAGGACTTGCTTATGAAGCCACTCTTGCTAACACCACTCGTGGTCGTGACGTTGCAGAACTTATCCGCAGCAAAGTTATTGATGCCATGTCTTTCGGTTTCAACGTTATCAAAGACACTTGGGATGAGCGTGGCAACCGCACACTTGAGGCTGTCAGAATTCACGAAATTTCAGTAGTTAGTTACCCCGCATATACGGCCACCTCTGGCACTGTATCAGTTCGTTCTGCTGACGGTGGCATTGACGCTGAGGCACTTGCTGATGCACTACTCAAGTTAGAATCAGGCGAGGAACTTGAAGAAGCCCACGCAAACCTAATCAAAGATGTTGTATCTAAACTTCAGAAATCTCCAGAAGTTGAGGAAGTATCAGGCAACATTCTAGACTTGAAACAGAAACAACTTGAACTCCTAATGAAAAGAATCTAATGGCTACCAAACAAGAAATCATTGACGCTATTTTGACAACGGCAGGTAACCCTACTGCTGGCCCTATCCAAGAGTGGGTTGAGGCTTTTGCTGATGCCATCATTTCCCTTGACGCGCCCATTACTGAGAAGCGTGTAGTCAAGGCAGAAGAAACTCGCTAACCCCCCTTTCCTAGCGAGTTCACCCCCACAGGTTTTGCCCCTTTTCCTGTGGGGGTTCTTCATTTCTGTTGGCGTGTATAAAACATTATGTAAACTTATTGTTGTAGTTGAGTGTTAGCACCACTACCTCGTCTGTTGAGTGTCAGCACCGCAGAGTCATTATTCATTTCTATTTAGGAGATTCATGTCTGAATTTGCAAAATTTCAGTCTGAGGCCCGCGCAAAGGCTTGGGAAGCAGCAAAGGTCATTCTAGACCGCGCAGCAACCGAGAAGCGTGACCTCACTGCTGAAGAAAACGAGTCGTATGCTCGTATTTCGGCTGAACTTGACGAGCGTGCTGCGCTTATTGAGTCGGCAAACAACCTCGCTGCCCGCGAAGAGCGTGCTGCTGAGGCTGCTGCTTCATTCATCCCATCGGTAACCCGTTCGGTTGATGACAGCGACATTCTGCGTGCTATCGCTATGGGCGAGCAGCGTGGACACGAGTTCATCTCGGAGAAGCGCACCATCGTATCAAGCGACAACACCGTTCCAAAGTCGTTCTACAACCAGGTATTCCAGATTGCCCGCCTTGCTGGTCCAATGCTGGATGTTGCCGATGTTATCAACACCACCACTGGTGAGAACCTAACCATCCCAACCCTGACTGCACGTTCGACTGCAACCATCAAGGGACAGGGAACTGCAATCTCGGAATCCGAGCCAACGTTCTCGTCTATCACTCTTGGTGCGTTCAAGTATTCGTTCCTCGTTCCTGTAGCCAACGAACTGCTAAACGATGCAGGTTTCGACCTTTCATCGCTTATCGCAGAACAGGCTGGTAACGCTATCGGTTTCGCCGTCAACACTGGCCTAACCTCTGGAACTGGAACTGTAGAACCTAACGGTATCCTCACTGCTGCATCCTCTGCCGTCACTGGTGGAACTGGTGTTGCAGGTGTGCCAACTTACGAGAACCTCGTTGACTTGGTATATTCTCTTGACGGTCAGGCTCGTCTACTTCCAGGCGTGGGCTTCCTTGCTGGTAAGTCGGCTATCGCTGCTATCCGCAAGATTAAGGATGGTGCAGGTAACTACATCTTCACCCCTGCCACTGCTGGTCAGCCAGACCAGATTCTTGGCTACCGTCTAATCGAAAACCCTGCTATGCCCGCAACCGCAACTTCCGCTAAGTCGGTCTTGTTCGGTCACCTGCCATCTTACAAGGTGCGCACCGCTGGTGGTATCAAGGTTGCACAGTCTACTGACTATGCGTTCGACAAGGACCTAACCACTTTCCGTGTCACCATGCGTGTTGACGGAAACCTAACCCACACCTCACACGCTGTTTGGTTCAAGGGTGGCGCAAGTTAATCACTTGCTCTAGACTGGACACCCCCTGAAGTGCGTAGGCTTCGGGGGGTGTTCTTTTGCTATAATGGTTTTACTACGAAAGGTAATAAATGGGTAAGAAAAAGGTTGTATCTGTTTGGTCTAATAGTCCGTATCAGCCGACAGGTTATGGCGTTCAGGCTGGTCATCTTGTTGACTATTTGAAGCGTGACGGTTACGAGGTTGCTGCGCTTTCTAACTATGGTCTTGAGGGTAACAACTCTACGTTGCAAACTCCGTATGGTGAGATTCCTCATTATGCTCGTGGCATGGAAGCCTACTCTAACGATGTAGCACCGATGCACCATTCTCATTGGATGCAACAACATCCTGGGGCTAAAGACCTGTTTATTAGCCTTTATGATGTGTGGGTGCTTAAGGGTGCAGCGTGGGACAAGATGAATAACATAGCGTCTTGGACTCCGCTAGACCATGTAACTATGCCACCTGCTATTGAGGCATGGTTGCGTAAACCTAATGTGACTCCTATTGCCATGTCACCTTTTGGTCAGAAACAAATGAATGATAAAGGCATTGATTGTTTGTATGTGCCTCATGCTATTGATACTAAAGTTATGAAACCAACTTATGACATTAATGGTGTTTCTACTCGCAAGTATCTTGGTTTTGGTGATGATGATTTTGTTGTTGGTATGGTTGCTGCAAACAAAGCCTCTGGCATGGTTCATCGTAAAGCCTTTTCAGAGAATCTTGTAGCGTTTAGTATTTTCTTGAAATCACATCCTGATGCTAAGTTGTATCTACATACTGACCCACTTGGTTCTGCTGGTGGATGGAATTTGCTAAACCTTTGTGATGCTTTAGGTATCCCTGAATCGGCAGTGCGATTCCCTAATCTTGTTGACTACAAATACGGCATTAAACCTGAAGTGTTGGCTGCATTTATGACTACTATGGATGTGCTGCTTGCACCATCTTATGGTGAGGGTTTTGGTGTGCCACAAATGGAAGCACAGGCTTGTGGAACTCGTGTTATTGGTTCTAGTTGGGCTGCTACACCCGAATTATTGTCTGATGATTCGATTATGGTTGCTGGTCAGTTAACGTGGGATTCAGGTCAAAATGCTTGGTGGATGATTCCTGTTGTTCCATCTATTGTTGGTGGACTTGAAGTTGCGTATCAAAAACCTCGTGGCGTATCTCAGCAAAGCATTGATTTTGCTGCTGACTTTGATGTTGATGTTGTTTGGAAAAAGTATTGGATTCCCGCATTGGATAAGTTGTTTGCATGATTCCCGTATTAGGTTTTGCAACACTTAAACGCTTTGACCTTGCTGACCGTTTAGTAAAATCTATTGACCATCCTGTAGAGCATCTTGTCATTATTGATAACTCTGGCACTGGAACTTACTTGCCACCTGAGAATGATTTTGTGCAACATGTTTGGGTTATACCTATGCCATTTGGTTTGGGTCTTACTGGGGCTTGGAATCTTATTATCAAAGCCACTCCGTATGCTTCGTATTGGGTGTGTGTGAATGATGATGCGTGGTTTGAGCCTGGCGCTTTGAAAAAGATTTGTCACGAGGCTGACCCGTCAACAATGAACTTTCCGTCTATCATTCCTCACTGGTCTTGTGCCATTTTTGGTGAGGGTGTAGTTGGTAAGGTTGGCTTGTATGATGAGCGTTTCTATCCGCTCTATTTTGATGATAACGATATGGAACGCCGTATCAAGCATCACGGTTTTGAGATTAACTGGATTGACGCTAAAGTGCATCACGATAACAGTTCTACTTTAAACTCAGGATTTCAAGATGCTAATGGGCGCACTTTTGGTAAGAATCAGAAACTTATGGATGAGAAGATTGCGTCAGAGGATTTCTCTGAGGGAAATTGGAGTTTGCAAGTGCGTAGGGATAACCGTTGGGACT